TTGAACCGGGTCTCGATCACACGATTGTAGGCACGGCTGGCAATCCGGCCCAGCCCCTTCATGCCGGAGATTGCCTGCGGCTCCCCGGTCTCGGGGTCAATCGTGATGATGTCCTGAACCGTGCGGGCTTTGCCCTCGTCCGAACCAATCTGTTGCGCGTCTTCCGCCGCAAACTGGAAGGCGGTCGCGGCGATCCGGTTAGCACCGTTCACAATCGCGCGGCCCGCCTGCCCGCCATCGTAGACGCGGGCCACGCCGATCTTCTGGTTCTGGAAGGTCGTCTGCTCGCGGAACACTCGGGGGGCGTTGGAAGCCATGACTACCTCAGAGGAACGGGTTGGGCGGCGGGATGGGCGACGTGGACGGAGCGAGACTGCTGGACGCGCCAGTGTAGCTCGGGCTGGCACGGGTGTTCTCGTAATTCAAGACACCGGTGATGATTGAGGAGAAGCCTTCAATCAGACCAGCCATCGCAGCGTCCTGTCCCCTACGACGCTCGCTGGCTGCCTGCAAGTCCAACTGAAGGCTCTCCATCCGCGACTGCACGTTGATGCGGCGAACATCACGCTGAACAGTCTCGCGGTTGCGGCGAAGGAAGGCGTCGACCGATCGATCCCCTCCCCCGGTGTCCCTGCCCATCATGGCAAGAATTGCGTTGTTGGCGGAAGAAGCCAAAAAGAACTCGCGCTGGCGGTCGTTTGCCCGCTGAAGCGAGATCGCTTGGTTCATGATCTTCTGCGTTTCAATGTTCTCTGCATTCAGCGCGGCCGACGCAGCCTGACCCTGACCGGCAGCGATGGAGCCGATGCCGGAGACCACAGAGGACAGAAGGCCAAGCGCGGCGAACATCAGAAGCCAACTCCCATGGTCACGGCGTTGAGCTGGAACGCCTCGGGTTTCGTCTGCGTGATCGTCAGGTCAGGATCGCGGTCATAGCCAAGAAGATGGAACTCATACTTGCCGCTGGTGGCAACGCCCCAATCCTTCACCCTGCCATTCACAGTCACATGCGTTGTCAGGTTCAGGTCAAGGATAGCACGATAGATGCCGCGATACTCCCCTGTCATTGGCCCGGTTGGCAACATCAGGTCAATGGGGTTGGTCGTCACGCTGGCATAGTAGGGGTGCCCCACCTGAACAACAGAAGCATTGGTCAGGCCGCTCACGTCCACGCTCGCGCCCGCCGTGATCGTCCCGACGTAAAGCCCTTCAGCCACCACGCCCAGCGTCTCGCCATTGGCGAAGAAGTCCCTCGTGTCGATGATGCCGGAAGACGGGGTGAAAAATGCAGCCCGGTCGAGCTGGCACACGGCACGGAACCGGACGACGTGAGGAACATAGGACGTGCCGCTGTGGAACCAGATCGTCGCGTAAAGGGTGCCATCGACATGGGCAACGTCGTCCCATATCGCCGTGCCGCCAAGCTCCCATTGACACCAGCCAGCGCGTTTCTCGGACCTGTTCGATGTGAACAGCACCGCCCTGTTTTCGTCCGTGGTGAAGACGGCGAAGGGTTCGCCCGTGTTGTTCAGGCCATTTACCACGGTCAGGCCGTGGATGCCCGAGGCCAGATCGCGCGCAATGGTGGCAAGGTTGGGCGCTGAGTAGGCGTTCTGCGTGTCGGTGAAGATGTATTCGCGCACTGCGCGCCGCGCCTCGGGCACAAAGATCGTGCCGCCGTCGAGGCTGGCAGGGCGCACCCAAGCCGCCCCAAAGGGCGTCTGCTCTTTCACCACAGCGTTTGAAGGCGTAAGCGGCTGGTTCACATAGGCCGGCACATAGAACTCGGCGTTGCTGGTGAACACCTGAAGGTCGCGGTTGGACACCAGATAGCGGATGTCATGAACCTCAGAGCCGCCGCAGGTCAGCTGGATTGCCTCGCCGTCCAGCGCATCGCCCGTGTCGAAGTTGTAGTAGTTGCCGCTCTTGGAAAAGAACAGGCCGTCAGGCTCGGCAATGGTGCCGCCAAACACAAGCCGCCCCTCGTGGAACGTGACCGCGCTCGGGTATCCGGTGCGAGCCGTAAAGCTTTGCTCATACCAGTTAAAAAAGGGACCGCCCGAGATAAGCTCGACAGTGCCGCCCCCATCCTCGGAGGACGTAGCAGTGACACCGGAATTAAAAGTGAAGGTGTTCTCGTCAAGAACATCATAGACAGCATGGGCTGTGTTTAGATAAGCACCCGTGATTGTGTCGCCAATGGTGCTGGCACCGCGAAGAGTGAAGGTGTCATTAGGCTTAAAGCCATGCCCGATATAAGTGACCTCCACAAGCGCGCTACCCTCGGTCGCCCGCAGAGGGTTGAGAACCTGAAGCGTAAACGAAAGCTCGCGGGACAAAGTGACGTTTACCCTAGTCGGGCTCACATAGCTGGTGATAAGCGCTTCCGTCTCGCCAATCAGAAGAAGATAGCCAACCATACTTGGCGTAAAGTAGTTCTCGCTTGAATAAAGCGGCGTGTTGCCTGTCGTCGAGCTGGCAATCACGTAGATGTCAGGACGAGCAAGGCGAGAGAACGGACAGTAGTTTCTGTTCAGCGCGCCAGACGTGTCGAACGTCAGGGACTGAAGAGAGAAGGTGTTGATGCTCGTTCTTACCAGCTCTCTCGGATACATCTGCCGGTGGCAGAAGATCATCACGTCGCCAGTTTGCGCGTAGTTGTATTCCTGAATGTAATATTTGGAAAACGGAACCGCGCCGCCTGTATCGGACTGCGTTGTGATTGTCTGGATGTGCGCGGGGGTCAGCGCGTCATTGGCGTAGACCCGGTAGATGTCTAGCCGCGCATCCGACATTACGATCAGGTAGCGCTCGTCGTTCGAGAAGATGAACGGGATGCAGCGCGTCTGCTTAGAGTAAGAGCTGTCGTAAGTTATCGAAGGCTGGTGGATGATCTGCGACCCATGGCGGCGAAGAACCCCGCCCTCGGGCAGAAGCACCACGTTCTTCAGCTCCTGGGCCGAAGCAGTATAGACCGCCGTATCGGTGCGACCGATTGCAGAGCGGCTGATCTCACCGAAGGCGAAGCTCGTCAGGGGAACGTCAATCTTGCGCATTAGTTATGAATTTCGCTGTGCAAGGAACCTGTTCATCGTCAGCTTGCGGGTGGTCTGCTGCTGGCTGTCGTAGAGGCTGGCGCGGACCTTCTGCGTGTTGGCCCAGCGCTCGATCTTCGTGTGCATCGTTTCGTCGCGGGTGAGCGGAATGCAAAAGACCTCGGCCAGCCGGAGCGTCACCAGCTTGCGGAAGTAGGCAGGCCACGCGCTTTCGTGCGAGCGGTAGGTGTGGTCGCAGATCACATCGTCGGTAGCGTTGGCGTTGCAGAGAACGGCACCATCGTAAATGTCGTATTCGATGTTTACGTCAGCAATCGTGACGGCATGGATCAAAAGGGAATCAGCCGGGATGGTATAGGCCGCATCCCAGCGAGAGACAGGAGCCGTGCCCTCGCGGACCAGCTCGACCATCCGCGTCGAGAACCGCCAGCGCATTTCGCTCAGCGTTTCCTCGACCACATCCTCGTAGAAATCATTGGCGACAATCGCCTGATCAAGGCTGTCGGTGAACGCCTCAATCTTGGAGACACCGCACAAGAGAAGTGCGTTGTTGGCGATCTCAAGCGCGGTGTCAGATGCCTGGGGCATGGGCAGTCAGGGGGCCGAAGCCCCCTGCTCCTTAGTCGCTGTCGGTCTCGGTGATTGCCAGCCCGTTGCTGACATCCACCACGCCAGCCGCATTTGAGAGAACGCTGACGAAGCTCGTCGTCGGCGTGTTTGTGTCCACCACGACGATCACGTCGCGAACGGACAGCATGTCGCTGGCGTCGTTGAAGTAACCTTCGGTGTTCACGTCGGCAATGGCGTCGGCGCTGGTATAGTGCCAGAGCGTGAAGCCATTGCCGTAGGCGAGAGCGGAAAGTCCGGAAGCTGCGAAGGCCATGGTCAGGTCTCCCTAGTTGTTGTCCAGCAGCTCATACACGCCGTTGTCATCAATGACCTTGGCGCCCATGGACATGCTGGAGTTGAGGAGGTGAGCAGCCTTCTGCGGCACATAGTTGATCTCGGTCGAGACATCAGCGTTGATGCCAAGGCCGATAGCCCGCATGTGATAGCAGAAGTTCTTGCCGCCAGCGACCGCCGACGTGCCGAAGATGTTGAAGCCAAGGAAAGGCTTCATGGACATCCCGACCTGAAACGGCAGGTTCGACGGACCGACGTAATCGGACGAAGCGAATTCGTCGATCAGGAACAGGTCCGTAAATCCGGCGGGCGACATCGCAATGAAGCGCATGTTGTCGTCCGGAACGTCCGCCGTGCCGAAGGTCTCGAACACGGACAGCAGGTCCGCCTTCTCCACCGCCGAGCCGGTGTCGTGGATTTGCGTGCTGTTCGCGCCCGCATCCATAGCCGCGACGATCAGATCGTCGGTCTTCCGGCCCAGCGCAGCCGCCGAGCTTTCCGCGACGGCCTGCCGCTCGTTGATGTTGATCTTCAGCTCGTCGAGCTTGTCGATGTATTCCGGCGCATAGTAGTCAGCCATCGTCACTTCGACGTAGCTGTGCGTCAGGTTCATCGGCGTCACGTCGCCGTGCCGGGACTTGGTGGTGGCAGCGCCAGTGCCAATCTTCTGGAAG